CATGCAGTTTCAAGTAAATCTTCATCAGCTTGTTGTTGTGTCCATACCATTCCTTCTTTAACACCTTTGGTTTGTCCATAACCAATAGTCCAAATACCTGCTGGGCATTTATATGCAGTTAATTTGCACCCTTCACTATCTCTAATCAGCTTAACTAATATCTCTAATGCAGACATTATTTAACGCCCATAATGTAAGCTATAAATGCAAAAATCGCCCCAACAGCAAAGACTACGCCACCAAAAAATCCCTTATTTGATGCAGACTGTGTTTTTAAAATATCCAAAGATTCGCAGATACGTTCGTACTGATGCTTATTTTCTAACTTATCTTCAGTTAATTCACGGCACAAGCTATCTAATCTTTGTTCCACTTTTACAAGCCTTATGTTGAGGTCATCTGTCACGATTTAATCCTTTTATAAAATTTTGGCATAATTGAGCATAAGCACTTACTTGATCGGCTCGATAGGCTTCAGACTTGAGAAATGTGCTAAATTCTTCTGAAAGTCGCCCATCATCGGATGGGTCAACAGATCCTGTGGAATCACCAACTTTGGCTGTGGTGCAACGACTACTTTTCCTGCCGTTGTCGTACATCCGAACAGGCTTAAAAGAATCACGCTGACTATTAATTGCATTGATCGCTGATACATTGGCGTTCTCCAAATCTTTATTAAGCTGTAAAGCCTTTGCATTGGCTTTTTTAGCTTCTTCAGTCAAGGTAGCAAGTAGTGCTTCTGCTTCTTGATTTTGCGTGGCAATACTATCTGCCATTTCTTTAATTTCCAGTTGCGATACTTTATAAGCAAACCCGTAACCAGAGGCAAAACTTGCAATAATAATGGCGACAAATAAATAGGGCATATTAATCTTTTAAAAGTACACCAAGTCCACCAGCTACACCTGTAGCCAATAATAATAGTTGGTCAATAGGTTTGCCTAAGAATATAAATATAGATCCTACAACAGCAGTAATTAGCCAAATAATACCACGCTTAGTAGATGCTTCACTCCAATCTATTTTCATAATAATTTTTCTATTTTAATTTCCTATAGCAAAAATTTTTGGTGTTATACCCCCAGATATACTTCCAGATCCACTATATTGTGCTACTACAACAACATTAGATAATGTATTTGATAAAGTTTGAAACCAAAAATCACTTAGATTGGAAGAACCAGCCAATGATGATACATAGACTTGAAAAACGGCATTTGGAAAAGGTAAGGGAAAAGTAACTGTTTGAACGTTATCCCCTGAGTTTGTAAATACCCCAGTACACCATTGTAATATCAAACCACTTGGTAACTTTTGATAGCCATTTGCTGCTAAAGATGACGCAGGGTTTGCAAATGCAGTTGTTGCTATAGTCGTATTGCTTGTCCCAATTGTTTGTGTCGATGAATAACTTGCATTAGTTGCATTAGTTGCAGTTGCCGCATTACCACCAATAGATAATGAGGTTGCTGTACCAGAACAGTTTGCTAAATTACCGGCACTTGGAGTTCCAAGATTAGGTGTTACTAAAACAGGGTTTGTAGCAAATACAGCAGATCCTGTTCCAGTTTCATCAGTTAATGCAGTTGCTAAATTTGCAGAAGTAAAAGACCCTAATGATGCAGCATTACCAACAGAAGTTACAGCACCAGTTAAGTTAGCATTAGTAACTACAGTTGTAGCATTACCAACAGAAGTTACAGCACCAGTTAAGTTAGGGCCAATAGGCGTATATCCTAATGCTGTTGTTACATCAGTAGCATTTAAAGTAACTGTTCCAACTCTACCATTAAAACTTGCTACTTTAGATGAATCAGCAAATAAAATATTTGTTCCATCGCCATATAAAAAAGTAGATTGAGATTGTGTAGCCACAACACCAGTTCCAGATGCTGTTTTAACAGTTAAGTTAAATGCGCCAGTTGTGTTATTTTGAACAATCCATTCCCCAACTATAGCTGGCATAATTAAACTTCTAGCAGCTGTTAAAGCGCCAGAAATAATCAACACAGGATAAGCTGATTGTAATTGAGTTACAGTTACGTCAGCAGTAGTTACAGTAATTGCTTGCGATCCTTCAAATGCTAAAGACATCCATCCTTCGCCACCTGTGTCTGGATTAGTGGTATTATTTTCCGCTGTACTTATCCATAAACCACTGTTGCTGCTTGATTGTAAAATAGCTCCTTTAGGATAACCACCTATAGTGGTAGAAAATGAAGAGTCATAAAAGAAAAAACCACCGGCTTGTTGCCATTGGGTAATTGCAGTTATCTCATTTAATATACCATTTACATCAGATCCAAACGGAGGAACACCACCAGATGAAATAGGAACAAAGTTTAATGGAGGAAAACCATCATTTAAAGATGCTCGACCATTTACTACGCCAATTTGAGAAGCAGTAGGGATAGTATTTTTATAACCAACTCCAGCATTATAAGCAAAAGGTAATGGTATTTTTGTAGGTATGTTTGAACTTTGCATGATTTATCCTATAAATGTGCTACAAGCATTTGAACGCCAGCAGGTCTTGGAAATACTCCAGAATTATTTATGATTGCAAGTTGCAAATCACTTGGTACAAATTTTAAATAATATGTAAAAGTCATATCAAGATTATCTATAACATAAGCCTGACCATAAGGATTTGTGCCATCACTTGTACCAAATTCTGCTCTTAATAAAGTATTAATAGACGGAACTGAAAGATTAGATATATTTGCTGCTGCTTTTACTAAAATTAATCGTCTATATTGATCATCCGTTAAAGCAAAAGTATTAGTTGCTAATGTACCAGAATAAAAAGGAGCTTGATTAAAAGGTTGCGCTTCTGATCCAACACTGTTTGCTTCTTGATAACCTAAATAATTTGTTGCAGCAGTTGTAAGATAACGAGAAACACCTACAATTTGACCCCAAATATCTAAACCATTTCCTACTGCTGTATTAACATTCCAAATATTAATGTAAAAATTAGCTATATCTGTAACAGGATCAACAGCATCATTAAATGATTGCAAAAGTGCTTTTATAGTTGGAGAAGCACAATATTGACTTAGAAGTGTTTCATCCCAGTTTTGCATTATATTAAGCTCACTGTAACGTTAGATGCTGCAAGAGTTGGAAGCTGATCTATTCCATATTGAACTAATAAAAAATACGCTAATGCTGTTCCAGTGCCTACGCCAGCTGCTACACAAAGAAAAGTGCTACCAACTACATAAGTAGCTCCAACTGTTCCAGCTGCCGTGTTCCATTGCGCTTGTGTTGTCGAGCCTAAAGCTTTAATCGTATAGTATTGTCCTACAACAAAAGATGTTGCAACTACAGAGTTATTATAGCCATTAGTTAAATATACTTCTTTTACATTTACATTAGAATTAATTGCATTAATGTTGGCGTAATATCGTCCTGAATAAGTAGTTTGTGCAATTCCTACAGCAGCACCTAAACCATCTAAACCATTAAAAGATTCAATTACTGCATCTTGAGTTAATTGAATAATATTAGCAGGAAGCAAAGCATTGTTTACTAATTGAATTACAAAATAAGTTGGTGTTGATGTTGGTGTTAGCCAAGTAACTGTGTATCCAACAGCAGGAGAATAATTAGTATCATATACAGTTGTAGTAGTGTTTCCTGCATATCCACAACCTGGTGGTTTTTTATTCCAAATAGTTTCTCCTATTGTAGCAGCAGTTCCACCAGCTACACTTACGCACATTGCATGAGAAGCAATTGAATAATTAGTAATTCCGTATGAAAGAGCAGATCCAGTTGGATTATCAATTACAAATACATCAATTACATTAGATAAAGCAGCTAAAGCGCCATAAATTGATTGAACTGAATTTAATGAATTAGCAGCAACAGAAGCAGATCTTCTTGCTTCAAATGCTTGTCTTGACTCGACATCATTTCCTAGTGCGCCTGCTGTTGGATTAGTTACAGTATCCCAGCCAGCAACTGCTGTATAAATAATAGATAAAGCACCGATATTACAAGCTATAGCACCAGTAGTTTGATTTTGAAATTGAACAGTAATTATTCCTGTAGCAGGTATAGTTGCTTCAGCAGTTGAGGAATAAAGATAACCACTTGTGTCTTTAGCAACAGCACCTTCTGGAATAACTGTTCCAACTGCGCCAACACAATTACAGCTTACAACTGTACCGGCAGCTTGAATACGAGTTAAAAAGTAAATATAGCCAATAGCGTCTTGCCAAATACCAGAAGCCATTGAAGGATTTACTTGATTTGATATATAAGCTATTTCACTATTTTTATCCCCAATAATAGCTGTTTCAGTTTGTGCTATTTGTCCTTGTGGAGTGGTAAGTCCAGAATTAACACCGCCACCAAAAGCTGCGTTAATGTCTGCTTGAACTCCAACTAAAATATCTTGTTCAGAAGGTAATACGGGAGATCCGTTTGACCACTGTATTTGAGGAACATTTGTACTCACTTACCCTCCAAACGCAACATTATTAGTTGCGCCATCTGTATCTGTAATTAAAATTTGTCCAGCCAATTCACGATTATTAAAAGAAGTAAAAGTAACTTTTGCTGAAACGACATTTGGAACTGTTAAAGCTGTAGCTACAATTTTTTGACTTATAAAAGGTAAAGGTGGAAAATCTCCCAATATTTGTTGCCAATATGGCAATCCTAATTCGGTATTGTACCAACATTCGCCAAGAAATGTTCTGACTGCTGACGCAACATCTTGTGCTATAGAATAAGGAACTCCAGCAAGAGCTATATTGCCATTTACATCAAGAACCAAATCCCATGCTGTCTGATCCAATAATAATGTGTTTTGAATAGTAGCCATTATGTTGGCGCTCCTGTCGTTCCAGATCCTGTGGTTACACCACTATGTGTATGTGTAGATCCAACATTTTTAGTGTTATTTTTCAATGTTCCTGTTGTTTCAACATCTCCTACAACAGTAAGTTTGCCATTAATATTTATGTTTGTAGCGTTGATTGTAACAGTAGTTGGCGATGTTATTGTAATTCCTGTACTATTAAACTGCACATACTGAGTTGGAGCTGCGCCAATGATAGTTTGAATGTATATCATGTCGCTCATGTCATTTTTTCTATTAGATCCAGGAGCAGAAGTAAAATTATTTCCTGTAGCTGGATTAATAGATTTACCAACATTTTGAACAGTAGAAATATCTCGATCACATATTATGGCGATTCCAATGTCATTTACTTGTGGATCTAAAATAATTCCGTTAGCTCCACCTTGAATACGAACATAAGGAACATTGTAAATTATTCCATGAGGCCATGAATTACCTTCACCGTCCACAGCATTAACTAAAGGCTGTACGCTAACCGTTCCAACTGGCGATAATCCACCAGCATTGGAAACAGATATAATTTGAACTGGAATAGACGTTCTTGTTTTAGATAAAGCAGATCTTATAATAAAGTTAAGCTTACCAATTTCTGAAGCAGAATCAGCAGCTACTAAATTAGTTTGTATTCCAACGTTAGTTTTTTGCGACATAAGGCTGCGGACTTAATTTAGAAGTAGTGAACCAAGGCCCATCAACTGTTAAAGTGCTTAATTCATGAGTAACCATTTGTATGGGCCATTTACCATTTGATTTAGGAATTATTGAAGTTAAATTTACGATTCTTCCTATTAAATTATTTGCATTAAATTCTTGTTTTATTATAAATCCAGCCGTCCAATAAGATGGATAGCCAACTAATCCTGTCTTTGAATTTACCTCTATTTCAACAGTATCTCTTACACCCATATTTGAAAATAAATAAACTGTTCCATTTTCTACCACCATTGCAATAGATGCTAATTGAGCAAGTTTACTCATTTGCTCCATTGCAGATCCTGAGATATATTGATTTTGCACTACAAAATGAGCATTATTTGGCGCAGGAGCGTTATAAAATGCAAATCCATTAGTTTGTGCCAATGATTTTATTAAATCTTCTACGTTAGCAGAGCCATTAACTTGTAATGGTTGTATTGGGTTGCCTTGAGCTGAATATCCAGCTACTGCATCAACAACAAAACAAACATCAGGTATTCCACTAAAATCAATATAACTTGCAATTATAGTTCCAGAAAATACTTGAGATAATGAACTTCCTTGATTTCCTGCTATTACAGTAACTGTGCTTTGCTGAACTGCCACCATATTAGATCCAACACTAGAATATTCATTCATCTGATCTAATGTCATGCCAAATACTCTTAGATGTAATTGACCGAAAGCACTATATCCACCAGGATTAGTAATAACAGCAGTACATCTTAAGCCTTTTAAATCTAAAACAGTTCCATTGGCTCTGCTAAATTGAAGATTTATTTGGCGTATAGCAAATGTCATGATTGATACACCAGTTGAAATCTTGAACCTAACCCTGTGTAATAAGGATCATCAGTTCCTTCTGTATCATAAAAAAACAATTGACCTGAAAATCCTAAATAAGCTTCTCTTACAAGACCAACTAAATTAAGGCAAATCATTGCAGTAACAATAGTATTTTGATCAGCTACAATATCGCAATATAAACCTGTAGACAATTGATAAATATTAAGGGCGCAATTTTGTGTTCCTAATAATATAGTAAAGTTTTGTGATGGAACTGCTGTTATAGGAATAACTTGAAATGCCATATATTATCCTAAAATATAGAAGTAATTGAGTCTGTAATTTTTGATTTAAAAGCTGACAATTGCCCCATAGCTTTAGCAAATTCTCCTTGTGGCTGAGCAGCAGGAGGTAAAATCTCTTCAGTCAATCTTATTTCTTGAAACCACAAATTAGCAATAATCATAGTTGCACCATTAGTTGCTTCTTTTTTATAATCAATGTGAATTAAATTAGTTACTAAAAAAGAAATATCAGGAGTAATTATGCTGATAAAAGTAGTTGTTTCTAGCAAATAATACAGTCTTTGCAAAAATTCTGTAGTTGTCATTTTTCCATTTCCACTACAGGTTACAGTTATTTTAATATCAAATGGCAAAGCAACTTTGTTATAATTTAAAAATCCTCCTAATTCTGTTGGATAATTTGGAATTCTGTATTCTTCCTTGTATTCATAACTTACAAAAGAATCAGGAGTAAGTGCAGATGTTCCATCTAAAAATGTAATTCCCCAATTAAGTCCAAATGTACTTAATGGTAGTATTTCGCCAAGTATTGTTAATCCAGCTGCAACATATCCAGCTGAACTTCTGTTTATTGCTGGAACACCTGGTAGATTTGGAACATCAGGGTAATTTATTAATGACATTAGTTATTTCCCACCATACCATTCATTCTAATGGAATTGTCCTCTAAAGCTCTCGGTAATTCCTTTACTATTCCTTTTGCATCAGTTGCTTGTGTATGAACAGTAACATTGTTTGTTTGAATATTAGTGCTGTTTGATGTATTATTATTTCTTGGCGCAGTTACGTTAGATCCTATCATTGGTTGATACATACTGTATTCTTTATTTCTTTCAGAGCTTCCAAATCCTTTTGGATCAATAGTTTCCAGTAAATCAAATGATTTAATTTTATCCATAAAAAGTCTGGCATTTTCCCTATCATTTTTAATTTCTTCAGCTGTTCTATATTTATTTTTGATTAAAAAATTATGTAATGATTTAGTTAAATCTATTTCTGAATTTTCTTTTTTTGGCGTAACAGTTTTTGATTCTTTAACAGAAGCATCATATTGTGATTTATAATTATTCCATGATTCTAAATAATCACTGGTTTCTTTTGGCATATTTTCCATGCCTTTTTGCTGCATATTTCCAGATCCCCAATTATATGCAGTCAAAGCTTTTTCCATATTACCATTATACTGATCCAATAAATCCCTAATCATATGAGCAGCAGCTTCTGATGATTTGTTTAAATCAAAAGTATCTTCCCTATTCATTCCATATGCAGCTGCTGTATCTGGCATAAATCCAAAATGTCCAGTTGCTCCTTTTGGAGATACCATATTTTTCCCTCTGGTAGATTCTTGTTGCCATAAGAAATCTAACATTCCAGAAGGTAAGTTATATTTTTTTTCTTTAGATTCAAATCCTGAATCTAAACCTAAAGCTCCAGCTCCAATTCCTGCTCCACCTCCAACAACGGCTGTACCAATACCAGCAGCAGCCAATCCCATAGATGCTAATTTTGCAGCAAAACCAATAGGACCAGGTATAAAACTAATAACCTTCATTACTCCAGCTAATGCAAGTAATGTTCCAGATAACGCTGAAGTTTTACTAAAAAGACCACCTAGATCTTCATCCCATTCAACAGTTTTATCAATTACAGATTCTATTCCTGAAGCTAAACTCATTAATGATGGATACATTTGATCCATTATTTTATTTTTTACGCCTCCAAACGCATTTTCAACATCACCCATCTTTGATTGGAGTCTTGCAGCAGCAGCAGTATTTTCATCAGTTACTTTTGAATTTTGAGAACTGGCATCATACAGTTTATGAACAGCATCAGCTCCTTGCTGTAATACCATAAATGTTGATTTATCTAATCCAATTTGCTGTGCAAGTGAAAATGCTGTTTGTTCTCCATAAACCTTTTTAAATGCTTTAAGAGAATCTGCTAATTTATAAATATCAATTGTATTTTTATTTACATCAATAGCACCCAAAGCGCCAAGTCTTGCTAAAGGAGTAAGAATGGCTGTATCACCTAATTTAATATTAGCAAGACCTGATTGAATACCTTGAATTGATGATTGGAAATTTGAAGCATCACCACCAACTGATTTTAATACACCTCCCCACGCATCTAATTCGTGAGCAGACATATTAAATAAACTAGAATTTCTACTTAAAGCTGCATTAGTAGAAGTCATGTTACCAACAAAACTGGTAAACGCTGAAATACCAACAAAAGCTGTACCAAAAGCAACTAATGATTCAGTAGCTTTGTTAAATCCTTCAGTTGTTTTTTTAGTTTCTGCTTGAGTGTTTTTTTGAGCTTTTTGAGATTGAGTTTCAAATTTACGGAGTTGTTCTATAGATTTCTTTTGTGCTGCATCAAACTTGGTGGTATCCAAGCCTAATTCAATAAATAAGGAATCTATCACTGTTGCCATTTATTTAACTCCTCATTTATTCACTAAGTATGCGTTATGCCGATCAACGGCATGTATTTCTAAAAGTATCCAGAGATCCTCAATTCCGTACACAGTATCAAGTTCATGCAATGTTGCTAATCTTGATGAAACTACCGTGGCGATCGTTTGGGAAGTGGCTTGATACTCAATGAGCTTGACTGACTTTCCTGTAGATCTGATTCCAAAGTCGATTTGTTTTCGTCTAAAAAAAAATCCATGTGTAAATTCCAAACGGCTTTTCTTATAGATAATCTGGTAGTTACTTCTTCAATGTCATCTTCAATTAAAGGACGTTTAACAGTAACTGAAGGGGCGTATTGAACACACCCCATCATTTCTTCTAAAAGTGGTTTGGCAGCTTCATACGGAATCTTTAATAGATTCATATAGCCTACTGCCATTAATCCAGCCATGCCTTGTGATGCTAGACCATCAGGTATTTCTATTCCAGCGTTACCTACCGCTAAAATAACCCTGATAGCCCAACTCTCAGCTTGAGAAGCAGCCATTTCAGTTATAAGGAAACTTTTTCCTTTATCTCTTCCAGATTCCGCTGTAAATGTTGCTTCTTTTCTAGCCATAATTAAATTTGTCCACCGACTATACGTTGCCAAGTAATCTCATAAACGAGAGGAGTTAATGTTTTCTTAACCGCTGGAAATGGAGTAGCAGAAGTTAAAAAACCATTTTGCAAAGTATACACCATGCTAGTAGAAGATAATACAATTGATCCAGAAGCTGCATAAACGTCAGCATCAGCATCTTGTGCATTTCTCCACGCATCAAACAAAAATACACTTGGTGAATCAGCTTGCAAATGAATGGTCATTTTGTAAGGTACAAATACCTTACCACCACTCAATATGCCATCAACACCCATCAATGTTTCAGATTGTTGTACCGATTCAGATTCAAACGCATCATCAACAGCAAATCCCTGAATAACCTGTGGTACAGGAAAATATGTGTTGATAGCAAGCGATAAAACTGAATTCGCTGAAGTAATAGTAGCCATAATTTATAATCCTTAACAGTTATTGAATAGCAATTGATGCCATAGTTATTTGCTGTACTGCTTCACCATCTTGATAGTATAAAGTAATCGGAGGTGATTGACGAGCAGCTCTAGTTTGTGCTGTTGCTGGAGCAATTTGTAAATAAAAACCTTGTGCAGCAATAGTTGGCGCAGCGTTAAAACCTAAAGCGTATTGTATCTCAGCAGCTTGTGCAGCAGAAACATTAATACCGGCTCTAATTGCTCCAAAGTTTATGGCAGCGTTGATTGGATCTAATGCAGCTGCATAAATTAAACCATTACCTTGGCTGTTGTAAGGAATCGCTCCAACTTGAAGCAACAAATTAACCATAGCAAGTTGCAAATTAGCATTTAACCAGATTTGGTTTAAATAAGTATCTGCCCATAACCATTCGCCTGAAACACTACCTGGTGTAAACCAGTTTTCATTATTAGCTGGATTGTTTGATCCAAACGCAGCATAAGTATTGTAACCATTGCTGATAACAGCTGCGTATTCAGTTGAATTAGTAACTGCTGGAATTAAACCTGATTGCATTTTGAAACACAAAGTAGCTCTACCATTCAAACGGCTAAAGTTTAATGAAGCAGCAAATCCACAAACAAACGCTGCAAGAGTTGCATTGTCTTCAATTGAATAAATAGGGCAAGTTCCAACCATATCCAATGATTGTAAATAATTACCAAAAGTAGTTGTGTTGTTAGCTGTCAAAATATTAACATCTGAATCTTGGCAAACATACAACCATCGTGGTGAATTATCGCTACTCCAAGAAGCAAAAGCTTCTTTTGTTTCCAAAGATGCTTCAACTACTGTCATAAAAGTAGCCCAGTTTTGATTCTGAGTTAATATGCCATCCATAAAATCAGCAGGAGTAGTTGCATCAGCACCTTGTGAAATAACAGCGCCTGTTGCAGCGGTTAAAGCTAAATTAGTAGATAAAGTATCAGTTCCAGCATATGAAATAGTTTCAGCTGCACCAGTTGTAGTGGTAGTAAAAATAAATGCTGAATGAACTGAATCAAATGAAACTGTGAAACCAGGAGTAGTAAAAGCAGCTTGAATAATAGTGGCAGCATTACTAAAACTTGTTGCGCCAGATAAATCAATAGCACCTGAAGTTTTTACAACACCAGCAACAGTAATTGCTAATGTTCCAGTAAAAGCTTGTAGCTGACCTAAAGTAACAGCAGCTAATGAACCACCTCTTAACCATCCAGCGATAGCTTCTTCAGGATAACGTGCAAACAATAAAGAACCAGGAAGTTGAGTTCCAATGCTATATCCGCTGAAATAAACATTTGCTAATGTTGCTTCTGTAGAACTTGATCCAAAATAACTTTGAACACCAGCTGCATCAGAAAACTGTAAAATCTGCCCATAAGGAGCAAATTCGTTTTGAGTTAAAAATAACCCATTTAAATCAACAGCTTGACCGCCAGCCGATAAGACTGATGGAACTACTGACACTACTTGTGAAAAAGGAATGGTACTCATAAAAATCTCCTAAGGTGTAAAGGTTTGGTCAATTGGAGCAATTTCAATTTCTACAGCAATCATTGATTGTTGTACAGTTGAAAGTATAGGATTGTACTGCAAAGTTCCAGCTAATCTCCAACGTTGCAAATATTGTTCTTCTCCTGTTATTAAAGGAAGCTGAACAGGATCATCCGCATATAAAGGCTGTATATTTGATGGAAATATTTCTGTTGCATATTCGTCCCTAAATAAAGCTACTGTTTCAGCAGCCCATTGTTGAGCAGTAGGGCCATAAAAATCTAACTGAACTTCAAACTTAATTGGAGTTAAGATAGTTTTTCCTTGTGTCATGCTTTGATAATTATCAATATTAAAAGATAAACGCTCCATGCCATTATTGTTCATGGATACAAAGCCACCTTTAGGCATTGCAACTTTATTATCTTGCTGCTGAATAATTTCCGTTCCAACAGGCAAAAAAGTTTTAAAAAACACAACTAAAGCTTTGAAAACATCCTGATCTACAATGTCAATAGTTACAGCCATTTAATCTACCTGCAAAGTAACAATTACATGACACCAATCGGGCCAAGTTTCTAACACATGAGTAACCAACCAATTTTTGTTGGTACTATTTGGAACTTCAGGAAATACTAAAATATCACCCCCTAATTTGTCCGTTCTTACGATACCAGCTACATTACCATACATATAAACAGATCGTTTAACACCAGAGATATTTAACCCATCTATATGCTTTAATTCAGTAGCACTTAATGCTTGAATCTGTGCTTCTACCGTTAAAGTAACAGTCGTAGGCGTTCTTTTGCCAGCATCATTTGTTACATAACCTGTAGACTGAATCCAATTAATATTAACATTTGGATTAGTCTTTTGAGTATATTTATTAACAATTCCACGCAGATTCATACTTTAAACTCTGCTTCTGTTTTATTAACGGCATGACCAATAGATGCAATCATATATCCTGAATCATTTAATGGTTTATTGTCAGAACCAGGATCTGCACCATTTTTAACAGCATAAGCTGCTTGACCTACAGTTTTGCCTGTAATAGTTCTACCATCTTTGCGCCATTTTCTTAATATTACAGTAACAGGACTTAGTGCAGGTGAATCAATTGATGCTGCCATAGTTTTCATATCAGATTCAGCTTGTATTCCAACCGCATCAAGAACATCAAAAGCAGTAGCAGTTCCTTTAACAACTTTTTTAACACCTGTAGCAATAATCTTTTTCCATTTACTTTTTTCTGCCTTGACTGTAGGCATAATAAATGGTCTAGGAGGTATCCCAGCAGCAGGTGCGCCAAACTCTTGTATAGCAGCAACAGTTGCTACAGTCTGACCACCACGATCTTCAGCATATCTTGGCCCAACTGGTATACCAATTTGCGCTACCATGCCATCAAATCCTTTTGGCACTTCTTCTAGCTTGTGTTTTATTCTTGCTAGAACCTTGTCAAAATCCGCTTTGCTCACCACCAACCTGCTGCGTTATTAAGTCTAGGTACATAAAATCCAACATTAGCAACTACTCTTAATAATGCTCTCAACTGAGATCCATAAGGAGTTGTGGCTAACCACCAACCAAATGCTGTTTTATTTGGAGGTGGCTGCATAGAAACAGTAACAGTACCTTCTGTAGTGCCTGTTACGACAACAGATGGAATACCACTGTTAATAAGCGTAAAAGATGCAGCAAGGTGAGCGCACATCAAATCAATAGCCAACTGCAATTGCTTGGTTTTAAAATTCCAAGGATAGTTGCTATCAATATTTATGTACGCTGTTCCCATATTCCACCAGCCTTCCAGTTGTGCAGGAGGAAAGATAGTCGTATTCTCAAATTGAGGAAACTGATCCCTAAACTTTACATCATCATAAACTGGAGTGGTGGAAGTCATCACATTACCGCATATTTTGGAGCGTCATCTGTTGACGCATAATCAGCTTCTGTCATTGGAGCTGATTCATCTTTTAAATTCATTTCAGATGCTACTTTTTCAGTATCTGTTTTTTTGTTGCGAACAACTATAAATCCAGCTTTTTGGTGTTCCAAAAATGAAGGATTATTTTTTAATTCTTCTAAGTCAAAATCAGTTATTTCAGTTGAAACACCTAATGGAGTAATCAAACGATTGTTTGCTACGCCTGTGCCACCTTTAATTAAAACAGAATGACCTTTTATTGGTACATCACCGCCACCTTTTACCCAATTGGTGTAATTTTGATCGTTGGCGAGTGTTGAAAATATATATACTTTAGCCATTTTTAATCCTTAGTAGGTTGATAGAAAGCGTGGCGTTTTAAACCACGCTGACTATCTTACACTATAATTGCAAATTAGATACCTTGATATCTAACAACTGCATATGGACGTTTAAGCATTACACCAGCAGTAGCATTTGTATAATCTTCAACATATGCTTTAGCTTGTCTTTCCACGCCAAGAGCTTGGAACTTAGCAGGAACAACTTGTACCCAAGTACGGCTGTCATCACTAGCGCCATCATCTACATGTTCAGCATAGAGATAGAACACATTCAATCCACCATTTGCAAGATTCAACTGTGGAGCTGAAACTACACGCATTTTAGGATATGTTTTTGTGATCCAATCACGAACAGAGATACCAAAATCAGAAGTTACTGATAAGTATTGATAGCAAGCTGTTGGCAATGCTAATGTCAATTCAACATCTTCTGGGTTGATAGTGTCTTGTGATTGAGTTTGTAGTTGAGCAGCAGCAACTCGAATGTCAGCAACGATTTCTAGGAATGTTTTACCAGACCAAAGAGTTGCAGGACTACCAGTTCCTGAAGCAGCAACAGAAACATAAGCTGGTAAGCTTGGATCGTTTAAGAAACCATAAGTTAGGTTGTTGCCACCGTTAAAACCAAAGAAACCAATCAAGTTACGTTGAATTTCTAAAGCTAAAGCAGCAGAAGAACGTTTTTCAGCAGCAGTAGATATTCTGATGCGAGCAGCTCTTGCTTCTTCCAACATACCTACTTTGATACCTTTTTCAAAACGTACAACAGTTCTACGAATGAAGTTGGTGTTCCAAGAAGCCAAAGGAACGTTTGAGTAATCGCCATAAGGAACAGCGTTACCAATCGGCTCTAATAATCCTTGTACGATTTCTTCATCTTCCCAAGAACCAGTAGTTGTAATACCGCATAATTCGTCAATTTTACGAGCAGCAGTAATTACTTTAACAAAGCCAGGAAGCCAGTTTTGAAGAAACTGAACAGGAGTTTTCATAGATGGAGAGGATACGTCACTTTGTTGATTATCCATTGCAAAAGCTGCCATTTGATCAACAGATTTAGCTGGAAAGTTAATACCCAATTCTTGTAGTGCTGCGTAATCCGCAACATCGCTTGCAGACATTTGAACAGACGCAACTTGGCGAGCTGATAAATGGCTACGTTCTAGTGATTTACTCATAATGAAATATCCTTAAAAATTAGTCAGTGATGCGAATAGCAGTTAAACCTGTTGCTGAAGTTGGATAGTTCCAAACAACTGCATTAGGAATTAAGGTAAAACCAGCACCAGGCGCAGAACCTGGAGTACCAGCATAAAGTTGACCAGTAGTTTCTTGATAGAAAACTATGTCGCCAATATTAGCTGCGCCATTCATAGTTACTACAATAGTACCCATAGTTAAAAATTCACCTTGTGAATCAGGAGCTAGGAACATTGTAGGATCTAATGGATTGCCACCGGGCGCACCGAAAGAAGCATATACTTTTGGATTCACAAGAATACCAGCGAAAACAGAAGTACCATCAACAATCTCGCCACCTTGAGTAGCAACATTAGTAGTATTTGATTTGGTAAAAGCCAAACCAATAGTACCGCCATCACCATCTAAAGTAAGAACATCTACACGTTGTGGGCCGTCTACGATTAATTCACCTGGGATACCAAAACCCAAAGTAATATTAACCCCTGATTGAAAAGTTGCAGCAGTCATGATTATTTACCTTTTAAGAAACGTTGAACAAAATTGCCTTTTACACCTGTAGCTACATCCATAGCAACAGTTTTTGAAGCGCCTTTACCTGATAAGTAAGCATCTAAGAAAACAACTCTATCTTCTCTATCAACTTCCAAACCAAGTTTTTTACAGCCATATTTAGCTAATTTGTCTAAATCCATATCGGAATGGTCAAATGCGCCAACTTGAGCAGACAATTTTTCGTAAAGTTTAGATTTTTTAGCAATATTTTTTTGAACTAATTTAGCTATAGCAGCTGCGTCCATACCAGTATCGCCATCTTTCTTCATAGTTTCTTCAGATGATTCATCTTTAACCGCTTTATTTACTTCATCATCTTCTTTTTCTTCAATATCGTCATAAACGGTATCGTCTTTTTCTTCCTCTTCTGTAGCTTTTTCAGATATAACAGAACCAGTCAATTCTTGGATCTTTGCTAATTTTGGTAAAACTTCCTCAAGGAATTTATGAATTTCCTCAAGAGTCATTTCTGATTTCTCAGATTCTTTGTTTTCTTCAGCCATTTTTTGAAACTCCTTTGAGTCTATAGTGAAAGTTAAGTGATCTAAAACTGCTACATCTGGCCCCATACGTCCATTTTCGACTAAGGCTAAATGGTTGCCCCGTATATCCCTTTGCACATATTGATATTCTTGCCCATTATAAGTGCCAGGAGAATATTCATATCTGCATCGGTATCCACACGACAATTCTTTTTTTCCATTAGCAATAAGATTTGCCATTGCTTCTGAAAATACCTTGATGTTCCCTCTCAATGTTGTGCCGTCAAAATAAACA